ACCTATAGCAGTTCCATCTACAATTCTCTTACCTGCTTTCTCTGCCCAAGATGCTACTTTATTAACAAGGCTAGAAATACCTTTTCTTTTAGCAAACCTTTTAATATTATCAGGAACATTAGCCTCTTCTAATGAGGTATTATCTTTTTCATAGCTATCAGTATACCAGTCGTAGTTATCTTCATTGTCGTCTTGCTCCTCAGGTTCATATGGACTGTCCATTTCTTTAACAAAATCACTCAATTCTTCAAACAATTGCTTGTAAATAAAACCACCTTTAGAAGGGCGGTTTGGTATAGATGGTGCATCTTTCCAGCCCCATTTTTCTTTAGCATATACTTTGGCTTTGCCTGCAGCATATTTTGGTTCAACGTCTTTTACTTCTTTTTTCTGCTTCTTTTTGAAAGCTTTATTAGTAGCCATTTGTTCACCAGTTCCAGGAGTAAAAGAAGCTCCAGTACCTGTCACAGACATTTCTTGACGTAATTTCTGGGTAGCAAACTGATTGTTGAACTTGGACATTATTGGTTGTTTTTTAACTCGTCAATCAAATCAAAATACTGTAAGATTCCTGTTATGGTCTCATCTTTAATAGCTTGATTCTCTTTAATAGGAGTCACAAACTTCAATACTTCTTCTAATTTAATTTTAACAACCTGATCTTTTGTAGATTCTTTTAATTGGGATAACTCAGTTTTAATAACATCTAACTGAGTATTCAAATATATCTTGAGATTCTTTGTATCTGTTATGTTAGTGATGTACTCTTTCAATACTTCTTTCTGCTTCTCAGACATGTTTTGATACTTTGTATTGAACTTCTCTACAAGTATCTTGTGTGCCAAGAGCCTAATCTCCTTATCTTCTTTCATAAATTCTTCTACCAAAGACTTAGGAGCCTTTGCATCAGAAAGATCTTGCTTAGTCAAATGTTCAAGAAGATTGATTTTGTTCAAGATCAACTGCTTAGTATCAGAAGTGTTGCTATTTTGAGACTCAAAAATAGTATAAATAGATGCAAAAGGCTTATAGTTATCTATTTTAGCCTTAAAGAAGTTCTCCAAATCATAGTGCTTCTTGATCTCTTTGATCAAGTTATACTTTAATTTATTGAGCTGTTGTATATCAAGCTTCTTGTATTGCTCTACAATAGTGGAAATTAGTATCTCAGCTTTAGCTTCAGATAATTTAGGGCTAGAAGCAAAAGTGCTATACAATGTATATTCCTTACCAAGCTCAGTATTCAAGAAGTATTTCTTGAGTATTTTAACTGCCTTTGAATCTTGGTTGTTCAAGAGGTCAGAGCTGGTTTGCCTAACTAAGAGTTCGAATAAAATACCGGTGTTACGATATTTTGAATGTTTTATTGCCATAGTTTTTACGAGTCCGCTAGTAATAAATATCTATATATTTAGTCTAAACCATTAATTATGTTATCATCACTTAAAAGATCTGATTCCTCGAAAAGCTTAGTTTTTCTAGAGCCAAACTTTTTAGCCATGCTATTCAACATATTCCTATTTTTAAAGAACTCGCCTTTAGTACTTTCTAATGCTAAAGGACTATCTCCTTTATAATTAACTTCTCTTCCGTCTTCACCAGTCTCTGCATTTTTACTATAAGCAGCTTGACCAATTGGATCACGACCAAACCTAGAATTGTCTGTACCAATAATAGATGTTACTGATTTAGGACGACCTGGCTTCTTCTCATCATATCCGTAAGGTACATTCAAGATAGAATCTTCTTTACCACCATATAAACTTGCTATCTGGTGAGGTGTACCATATGCTTGGCCTGATTCTGCTGGGTCATTTCCTTCTTCTTGGATCTGTGCGTATCTAAACTCTCTCTTCTTATCTTCAATGATCATGTCCTCAAGTTCGGCATATTGATCTTCAGAGAAGTGGAATATCTTGTCATAGATAAAGTCTCTAGGTAACAATGAACCTTCCATTGCTTGTTTAGCCAAGTCAATTTTCTCCTTGAATAATGCTACTCTTTCTTGGTCGTAGATAATAGAAGGATTAGTAAGAGATAGCGTAAAATTTGCGGCTGATTCGTTCGTGTATCCATGGGCATACAAATGTACTAATGCTATTTTAGTTAATTCACTTATGATGATCCTTTGAAGTCTTTCAACTGTTCTAGCAAAACGAATATCTTCTGCGGCAAGTGTAGCTTTACCTGTCAAATCTTTCTCATAGCCCATGAAAGCTTTAGGTATTTTGAGGGCTGCAAAAAGCTTCTCTCTAAAGTAAGCTACGTCTTCAATACCGTTGTAGTCAAGACCTTTTGCTGTATCTATCTTTGTAGAAGTATCGTTACCACGAACAGGAATAAAGAAGTCTTCTAAGAGGTTTTGTTGGTTATATTTTAAGTTATAATTACCAGTATTAGGATCGATCAAAGGAGTCTTCTTCATCTTTTGAATCATCCTTTGCATGTAGTTATCTACTTCACCTGGAGGAATAGCTCCTACGTTAACATAAAAGATCCTTCTTTCAGGAGCCCTAACAATACGATGAATCAACATCGCATCTTCAATCAATACATACTGCTTGAATAATTTACGAGCAGGCTCTAAATAAGATCTACCATAAGGAAGGTAGTTAACATCACCAGTTAACCTAAAGTGGGCCATTTCATAGTTATCAAACCAGATACCAGTATCATTATTCTTTTGAGAACTATATCCTGTTGAAGATGCTAAAGTAGCATTAGGATCATACTTAAATCTAACCTCTTGTGGATTTTCAGGGTTGAATCCTTCTTCTCTGATAATATTATAAGCAGAGAATGGAATTACATTATAAACACCGTAGTTTTCTGCAATCTCTAATTTGAGGTAGAAGTCGCCATATTTAGCCATGTTACGAACCCAAGACCAAAGATTAAATTCAATATTAAGTACAGAATAAAATAAGTTGTAGAGGAGCTTCTGGATATTTTCGTCAGAAGATCTAATTTGTAAAACTTCACCTTGTTCATTTTTAAGTGTACATTCATCTGCTATAATATCCAATGCTGAACAACAAATAGCATCAGTATCCATAGCATCATAGTCTGCATAAATTTGCACCCTTGCAGATTGATAGTTCTGTGCTAAGTTTAAGTTAACACCATATGCTGTAGATGTTGTATAAACTTTGTTGAATCTATCAACTAAAGAGTTAGTTTGAATGACACCAGACCTTTGAATAGTGTCTGTGTCAATTACTTTTAACATATCTCCACCTTCATTACGGATAATAACATCCGTAGAAAACAGACGTCTTAAGGTTGAGAATAAGTTATTTTGTTTTGGTTGTTGTTCTGCCATTTTATATAATTATATTAGCCATGTTAAATCTTGCGTTTCTCCACCCATTGGGGTGTTAATAGTCATTGCCCAAGGGTTTTGATTATATTGATTGTTTGAGTTGTAAGCTATACTAGTATCTTGAGTTCTAGTAAAGCTATTCAATGCTGCGTATGTTAAGTTCTCTGCTGTCTTTCTGTATCTAAGAGAAGTCTCTCTCAAGAACATAGCGATAGCAAAAGACATAACAAGATCATCATTATAACTCTGCATTGCTTGTGCCTTACCGTTTTTCCATATAAAGACCCTAAGCTCTTCTAATAGTCTTACAGACTTTATATTAGCTATTTTATTCTCAATCACGTCTCTCATCTTTTCAACAGCTAAAGGCCTAGTTTTTTCAGTAGTACTAAAGCCAGGAACAAGCCCATCTGCTCTATTATACTTATCTACATATTTAGTAAAGTCCATGTTTTGATCTTGCTTATAGCTATAGTGGAGATTATTATAGCCTCTCTCAACTATTGTCTGGACTACATCCCAACCTATATTTGCATTCTCTGGGACGAGTAGAGCGTTATTATATTCTGAACCGATGCTTAATAAGATATTAGCATAGTCTCTTGTATCTACTTGAGCTTTATACTCTGCTACTTGAGTTATAGACTCAATATCAATAACATGGAATGCAGAATAGTCACTACCATCACCACGAGCCACGTCAGCCACGACAGCATAGTATTTCATAGGATCGGGATATTCCCATATCCATAATGCTTTGTCTAAACCACGTCTTTCTATTGGTTCTGAGAGCATATTAGCTTCGTACCAACTAAGGATATCAGGTTCAATAACAGTATTACCTGATGTAGCAAAGTCACAGTCACACTCTTGTGCAGCATTTCTTTTACCTAACGTTCTATCTTGATCGTCTCTCCAAACCTGATCCCTTTCGGGATGCACAGTCCAAGGAAGAGAGATTGGTAAGAATTTATTCTCTTGAGATTGAGCAGCGAGATAAGTCTTATGGAACCAGTTACCAACACCATTAGGAGTGGACAAAGCTATACAACCACCACCAGTGGCCAATGTTTGTTGAGCTGCAGTAAAGATTGTTTCGATATTGTCAATGAACGCAGCCTCGTCTATGACTAGGAGTGATACTGCCTCAGAACGACCCGCGTCACCTGCCGCCGAAACCGCTTTGACTTGAGAACCATTCGCTAGTCTAAGACTCAGTCTGTTATCTTCAGACGTTCCTATCTTAAGCCAAGTTGGTAAGTTTTGGTAAGCAAATCTTACTTTAGTTACCATATTCTTAGCGGTGTCTTGCTTAGTTGCAATAACAAGAACGTTTTTAT